CTATTTAACACCAATTACCTCTTGACCTCTTATTAAAATATTATTTTTATTTTCTAAATTTTCTTTGGTTTTTCCCAAAATGTTTATAATGTCAAATTTGGTGTCACTTTTTCTTAGATTGTAATGTGCTTCTGTATTGGTGACTTCAACCTCCAAAATATAGTTTCGGTCTACTTTGAAAGTATCAGTATTGTCTTTTATTAATGTTCCGTTTACCATATAAATGACATCATTACTTTTGATTTTTGTGAATTCAGATTTAATTTGGTCTAAACCTATAAAATCATATTTCTTGGGGTTTTTAGAAGCAATATAAAGTTGGCCATGATACAAAACAGCATTTATTGTAGTGTCTTTTTTGATTACATTCACAGATTCAATTTCATTTGGGTCAAAATATTCCATCATATTTACAGGCATTAAAATTGAATCAAAAAACATAGCTGTAAGGGCTATAAAATAAAACATACATAAGTAAGTAATATAAAAAAGGTCGAAAAACTCAATAAAATCAATACTTAACGATAAAAAAGGTCTAAAACACTCCAAAATTAAAAGGTGCATTTATCTACCGTTTACTACCATTGGACTACCATCGCTAGTATCATTTTTAAACGCTTTAAACGCCTTACTACTATTAACCCGGCCAAATATAGCTAAAACCCCCATTTTATTACTAAATGGGGGTTATTTTTTGCCGTTTAAATACTATTTAAACGCTTTAAAAGGATTGTTTAAACACTTTGTAAATGGACTCAATGAATAAATGTAAAAAAATCTAATTATTACTTTGCAGTTACAGTTGGGGTTACAGTTGGGGTTACAAATATTAGTAAATGTTAGTATATATAAGTAATCTTAAAACATAAAAACATTTAAAAAGTAACTAAAAAAGCGTTTAAGTGTGTACTTAATGCCTTAACTTTTTAGTGTACAGAAACAAAAAAAGCCCTATTTACAAGGGCTTACAAGGTTTTAGCCTGTGAAATCAGTTGAAAAAAATAATTAACTCATGGAATTGATCCTTATTGATGCTTTTATTAGTGCTAAGGCTTTTATGTTTTTAAGATGAACATCCTTTGCCTGATGATGGCTATTTTGCGAAACTATTTTTATAAAATCATCGCCTTTATCAGATTTGTGAATCCACTTTACCGTTACAAATTCCTCACCGTCCATATTGATTGATAATAGATACATTTCACCAAAGAAAATATTATCTATAGAGTTGTTGAGCTCTTTGTACATTACGATATCGCCACTCTTTAATAACGGATACATACTGTCGCCTGTGACATAAATTGCACCATCGCATTTTGGAAGATTTGGTATTGAAATAAAATCTACTGGTTTTGTTTTGCCGTTTTTATTCCTGAATAACTCTACCATTCCGGCTGTCGCCTCAATGTCATATAAAGGTACTCTTTGATCCTTTATTGATCTATCAGTTTTCAATTTATAGATCGTGCTAGGCTCGCCTATTTTAGATTTAGCCGGGTCTACGTAATCTGATAATAAATAATCGAAACTTATTTCGAATATCTCTCTAAGTTTTACCACGAATTCGAGTTTTGGCATCGTTTCCTTACGGTAATTACGAATATTAGCCTCACTTGTACCCATAACTTTAGCAAAGGCGGAATTGTTGCCTGCGTAGTGCTCGTTAGCTATGTCGTCAATTTTCTTATTTATAGAACTCATTTATAAAGCATTATAAAATACTTTCGAAAAAACTTTCGAATATATTTTTTTATTTCGAAACTTGTTTCGATATTTGTTCAGAATTTAAAACAAAGCTAACGAAAAAATGGAGCACTTTACAAAAGCACAAAGAAAAAAAATAAATAAGTCAGCTCTAGCGGTTAAACACGACTGTACTGCCACTTATATAACTCTTGTTTTAAAAGGCGAACGTGAGGATAAATCAGATTTAGCAAAAGCTATTCTATTGGACGCAAAAAATATGTTGGAAATTTTTGAACCTAACCAAGAATCATAATGTTTGAATACTATCAAAATAATATCCTTTGTGTACAAGCCTCTTGGATTGTAGAAAGCGGAATAATTAGCGAGCCTAATTATAAGCAACTATGTTCAAGAGGCCACCTCAAAAAAATGACGACAGGCGGTAATGGCCGTAAAGCACTAATACAATTTGACACCATGAGATCAGATATAAAAAATAAAGTAATTGAACTAGCCGGAGATCCTTACGCAAAGGTGACGACTATCACATTTACTGATTATATCCTTGACGATCAAAAAGCGTATGAATTTTTTAGAAACTATACGCTTGACAGCGGCGAGGCACTCCCAGAGAAAAACATTAAAGAGTATTGCTGTAACGCTTCAATCGCAAATGCAATCAATACTATCGTTAATTCAAAATTAGCACAACGAAAAGCATTAGCAGGTTCTAAAGTGAATGTTTGGGAACGCATTGCAGAGGTAGTTTCAGAATTGCCAAAACATACTTATCCGCACTCACTTCCAAGAAACCAAAGAATACTTAGAGACAAGGTTAAACAGTACTTAAACGATGGTTACGGGGTTTTTATACACAAAGCCTTTGGTTCTAAAAATGCGGAGAAAATTAACGATGATGCCAAGTCATTTGTTTTGGCTCGTTGGTGTGACCGTGTAAAACGTGTAGCAAATTATAACCAACTTTTGAAAGAATACAATACCGAAGCGGAAGAGCAAGAATGGAAAATGATTAAGTCAGAGCAATCGCTTATTAACTTCCTAACAGATCCTAAGATTGAGCCATTATGGTACGGGTACCGTTTTGGAGAATTGAAATTCAAAGAAAAGTTTACCATGTCATTCAAAACGGCTTTGCCATCCATGAGAGATTCACTTTGGTATTCAGATGGTACCAAAATAAATCTTTACTATCAGGATGCAAGCGGTAAAATGAAAACTATAAATGTGTACGAGGTTATGGATGCGTACAGCGAAGTATTCTTAGGATATCACATTTCAGAAAAGGAAGATTACGAGGCAGGTTACCAAGCTTTCAAAATGGCAATTCAAGTTTCAGAACACAGGCCTTACCAAATATCACTGGATAACGGTGCCGGTAACAAGAAGCTTCACTCAGGTGGTTTCTTTGATAAAATTAGCCATTTAGCCATTAAAACACAGCCTTATAATGGTAAATCGAAAACGATTGAGAGCGCATTCGGAAGATTCCAAACTCAGTTTCTAGCACAATTACCAAACTATTCTGGGCAAAATATCACATCGAAAAAAGTTTCGAGCCATGCTAACATGGAGTTTGTTCTTGCGAATACTGAAATGTTACCAACGTTTGCCCAACTAAAAGCACAATACGAGCAAAAGCGTACCGAATGGAATCAGGCACCGCACCCAAAAACAGGCTTACCACGTATTGAAATGTATTTTGACAGTGAAAACCCGGACTGCCCAAAAGTAACGCCGTTTCAAATGGTTGACTTCTTTTGGATTGAGAGAAACCTACCAATACAGTGCCACTCTAGCGGGATTAGCTTCAAAGAAAAAACAGTTCAATATGAATATGTAGTCTACCAAGAAAATTCAAGAGCCATAGACCAGGAATGGCATATTGAAAATGTGAGCCAAAAGTTTCACATCAAGTTTGACCCGGACGATATGAGTTTGATCTATCTCTATAAGAAAACGCCACTAGGATTAAAATTTGTGAGAGCTGCCGAAACGAAAGTAGAAATACACAGAGGACAGCAAGAGCAAGAAGATTGGGAGGCTCAATATTACAGAGACCAAATCGAAGCCACTAAGAAAATACGAATTGCAACGGAGGAAAAAGCGGAAGCGAACCTACAAAAACACAACATGACTGCCGAAAGTTACGGATTCAAAAACCCAAAACTAAAAGGTGTCAACTCCAAGAGAGTTAAAAAAGAAAAAACCGACATCGCTCAGTATCAAAAGAAATTAAGCGAAGCGGTTCTCACAGAGGATGATCAAGAGTTTGATTATACTCAATTAATGTAAAAACGGGTTGCAGCCCGAATTCACCAAAATTTTAAAAAACAAAAGTATGACAACTGATTTCAAAAAACAAGTACAAGAAAAACTAGCCCTTTTTATCAATCAAAAGGGAAGCCAAAACAAAGCCGCTAATTCATTAAATGATGTTTCTGCCGCTTTGCTTTCTCAAATTATGAATAACAACTGGGAAAGTATCTCAGATAAAATGTGGAGAACGGTTGCATCACAAATAGGACACAGTTCTAAAGAATGGGTTTTTGTTGAAACAACTGACTTTAAAATCATTTCAAAGTTCTTGACAGATGCACAACAAAACGCCAATGTTTTTGCCATGACCGGTGATGCAGGTTCCGGTAAGTCTAAGAGCTTTGACCTTTACGTGTCTGACAATAAAAACGCCTATTTATTGAGCTGTGCTGAGTACTGGAACCGTAAAGAGTTCCTGGTGCAACTTCTAACTTCAATGGGTGTTGATTATAGCGGTTTTACGGTTGCCGAAATGATGAACGAAATCGTAAAGAAACTGAAATCACAACAAAACCCGCTTATCATTTTGGATGAAGCGGACAAGCTTCCGGACACCGTGCTTTACTTCTTTATCACTTTATATAATAGACTGGAAGACCACTGCGGAATCATTCTTTGTGCAACAGATCACCTTTCAAAAAGAATAAGCAAGGGAATCAAACTCAACCGCAAAGGATACAAAGAAATCAACTCTCGTATCGGTCGAAAGTTCATAGAGCTTAAAGGAGTTAACTACAATGATGTTACCCAAATATGCATTGCAAACGGAGTAGAAAGCACAAAGGATATCAAGGAAATATTCAACGATTCAGAATGTGACCTAAGAAGAGTAAAACGAAAAATTCACGCTGTAAAAAACAGAGTTTAATGGCAGTAAAAAGAGCCGTTTCGGTTGACGAAATAACAAAAAAGAAGTTCAAAGAATTAGACTTACCGCCCGAATTTAAAAAGTTGTTAGGGACACCAGAATGCTCAGGGATTTGGATTATATGGGGTGAGAGCTTTAACGGTAAAACGGGTTTCAGTCTTCAATTAGCAAAAGCCCTAACGCTATCAGGAAAAGTTTTTTACAATACACTGGAAGAGGGCGCACGAAAGTCCATGCAAAATGCCATCGTAGCCCAGAACATGCAGGAAGTGAAAACCAGATTTACAATAGGCAACCGGGAAGGAATAGACGACTTGAAAGAGCGACTGAGGCGCAAGAAATCGCCAGACATTATTTTCATTGATTCATTGCAGTACACCGGACTCAATAAAAAGGAGTACAAACTTCTAAAGGAGGAGTTTCATAATAAGTTGTTCATTTTCATAAGCCATGCAGATGGTAAGAACCCGGAGGGATCACTTGCCAAGTTTGTGAAATATGATGCTGATGTCAAAATCAGAGTTGAAGGTTACCGGGCGATGTGTTTAAGTCGCCTTGGAGGAGATAAGGAACCCTATACCATTTGGGAGCAAGGAGCCGCCCAATTTGATTTAAAAATAAAATAGCCATGAGTACAAAAACAACAACCACCGCTCAAAAATTACAAATGACTGCTGAGGATTACGAAAACATGATTTTTGGATCATACGCAAGATGGTGCGAAAGCGTAACCATTAACGCTAGAGAATTTCAAAAAGTAATAGCAAACTCGGCAGTCAATAAATGGTATTTAATGGAATATGCAAAATGTGAGGAAAAGTTTGCCACCATGACACAGCGCTATGATGATAACATTCCAGTAAAGGATTATCAAACTTTTTATAACGACTGTACGTATGGCATGTTCAACATACGCCCAACAGCACTACTGCAGGAAATCAAAAAAACAAGAGCGGTGAGTTACCTCAAAGTTCACGGTGTAAAAATCCCAAGTCTAACATTCAATCAAAATTAACAATGACCCCACAGCATCGAAAAAATAAAATAGCAGAGCTAGAGCAATGGTTAAGAGACAATCCCAACCACGCCAACCGGATAATAATAGAAACGGATTTGCGCAAGCTAAAAGAACAACAACTAGGTAGAACCTACGAGCGTGACACCTTCGACATTAGAAACCATAATTTCCACAGCAAATGAGTAACGAAGACATATATCAACGATTAGAAGATTTACATAACGTACTCGTGTATTGCTCGGATTTGCAAAAACAAGGTCGCATTCATGTATTCAAAGTTGGGGAGCGCATCTGCATCAATCAAGAGCGTGGCGCACTGCTATCGCAATTAAGCCACGCCAACAACGAAACATTTAGCCACGAAGTCAGGGAGTATAAAATACCGGTTGCAATTGAGGCAAAAATCAAGTTTACCATCGAAAAAATACAGGCCACCGGATGGGCCGGTTTTTCCTCCGATATAATTTTAAAATAAATGGAAATCAATAATATAACATTAAAAGAAGCAATAATTATGAGTACAGCAACAATGGAAGCACCAAATTCAATCGCCAATGCAGGACAATTAGCAGCGTTTTCTGCGAAACAATTAAAAGAAGCTTTGGCAAAATTAGAGGCCAAAAAAGAAGATGACCGCAACGCTTACAAAGAACTTGTGGAGCAAACGGTACCGAAAGCCATTTTTAAACTATGCTTAGCCTCAGAAACATTATCGAATGCCAAAACAGAAGCGTTTCAGTACTTCGAAAATATCCTAAAACTTAAAGCGGAGGTTTACGGAATCAAAGAAAAACAGCAGTCCCACACGTTCTCCTTTGAAGGTGGCGAAGTGCAAATAGGCTACCGAATTACGGACGGTTGGGACGATACGGTAAACGCCGGTATTGCTAAAGTAGAAAAATACATTAGCTCGCTTGCAAAAGATACCGAAACCGCTGCTTTGGTTGATATGGTTTTTAACCTTTTGAAAAAAGACGCTAAAGGAAATCTGAAAGGCAGTCGAGTTTTAGAGCTGCAAAAATTAACTGCCAAATTCAGTGATGAAGAGTTTACCGATGGTGTTGACATCATAAGTAAATCATACAAGCCAGTGCGCTCCGTTTGGTTCGTTGAAGCGGCACTGATTGACGAAAACAAAAACAAAACGCCAATCCCTTTGTCCATGTCGGCGGTTGATTTTTCTAAAGGCTACAAGTTTGAGTTTTACAACGAAGTAATTGCAGAAACCAATGCACCAGAGTAATTCAGTAACGGCACTATTAGCAATCCTGCTAATAGTGCTCAACGGGAAAGCCATCGTTGAATATGTGTTATGGCTTCGATTTAAGATAAGAACCACCTTTAAACAATATGAAAACAGAAATAACCATAACGCCAATAATTGACCACGAAAGCTACGATTTGAACGGCCACGTGATTTATAAAGACAGTCTAGGAAACTGGTCTTGTAAAGCGGATTTGACCGCAAGGCAACATCAAGCTTTTCGGAATTATGAAAAGCTAATCATTAAAAACAAGAGGTTCAAAAAACACACAAAAGCAACTTATAAAGGATAAAAAAATGCAAAAAGAGATCGAAAAACATCAGGAAAAAATAGCCAAAATAGTTGGCGTATTTAAGGGAGGCTCATCTGTAGAAGATGGCAAGATTACAACTGGATTTACACATAATTTCAATTTAAAGCATAAGCAGTTGAGAAAACTAATGAAACTAGGAAAGGTAAATATGAAGCGCTCAGGTGCCGGAATTAGAATTACAATCGTTTCACAAAATTTTTCAGGTTAGTTAATTCGGTTTCCCGAGTGTCTTGGAGAATAAAAGCTAGCTGAAAGGGACAATAGGCTTTTTTAAATATTGATGCAGCCCGCCACCCGTTATGTCAAGGCACCATCAAAAGCAGGTTCGAATCCTGCCTCGGGAGCAAATTTAAAACAACAAAAAAATGAAAAAAGTAATAATTACTATCACAGCCACCATTTTATTATTAGGCTGTAAAAAATCAAACGTTGAGCTCGAAATTGAGCAATATGATTTGAGAAAGGCAAAACTCGGCTATTTAAAAGACTTAATGGACGTGAAGAAAGATTTAGATTATGATGAGCGGACTAGAATGATTGACTCACTCATTACAGAAGAAAAAACAAGAATAGATAATGACAGCAACTAAAGCATACGTGTACGAGGGACAGGGTTCCGCAATAGACGACTACAACGCACCCAAAAAGCAACTGCAAACCATTGTACAAGGTGGCAGAGGCCACGGCAAAAGCAACTGGGGTTTATTCGATAAAAATAACCAACAGCACAAAACAATCCTCTCACTACTCCGTCAAGCGCAATGGGTGGTACCCAATGGCAAATGGGGCGAAGTTCCAGACATCAACAGACTGAGCGATTTTCTTAAGAGTGATAAATCACCGGTTAAAATGCCATTAAAAGATATGAAACCGGAAGAGGTTTCGAAAATAATTGAAGCTTTCAAAGGCATCGTAAAATCAAAATATAAATAATGAAAAAGTTTTTAAACTCAATATTCTACAGCACTCAAAAAAAGTTAAACGGCGGTAAAAGATGCTGCCCAAATGAAACAACATGGAGATAATCAATAACCCTGTCGCATGGTTCTTTTTAGTTATAGTCTTACTAGGAGTTTTTATGTTGGGTAGGCTTTTAGGACAACCAGAACCAAAGAAAAAAAAGTGGACATCAAAGTATCCAAAATGTGACTGCTCCGATGTTAACCAGTGCACAAAATATTGCCATGCTAAATACTGCTTTTCAAAAGACTTTGCAGATGGAAAAGTATAGCATCACGGTCATTTGTCCTCATGACATCGCCGAAATAAAAGTACTAGAAAGTATAGCCACCTGCGAAAAAACAGTACTAATTTGCACTGAATGTGGCGATGAATTAGAAAAACCTAAAACGGACTGCGCATGAAAATAGCTAAAGTAATAACCGAATGTAACGAGTGTGAATTCTGCGTTATCGCAGATAACCGCCGAGAAAGCAAAAGCAGTTTTGCAATATGTATGTTTCCTGATGCTCCTCATTTTTTGATTGCCCAAAGTCAAACAGGGGATATTTCACAACACACACTAACAATACCTGATAACTGTCCGCTTGAGGATTATAAACCTACTGGAAAAGATGTATAAAATAGATCTAAAACTTATACCTACACACATTTTGGCACTGGCAACTGCCTTAGACTATTTAACAAATGTATATGGGAATTCTCGAAGTCAGAGAATAGTGCAAAGTGTTATGAATATAGTAATGACAAGAATTCATAAAAAACGGATTGAAATTCAAAACAGTTCAAATCTGTTTAGTCAAAAGAAAAAACTAAAAGTGTCATTAGAATACTTTGAGGCATCATATTTAGAGATTTATATGGGGATGATACTTGAAAACCCTATCACATTCCAACTGAGTGAATACGATAGAAACGCACTACTTTCTATTGTAAATGAGTTAAACCAAAAATTAGCCTAATGAGTTGGCCAAGAGACTTAAAGAACCGCCCAAATTATATTATTATAGATGATGTAGAAGAGGACAATCAAAAGACACCGGCGCAAATCGAAAAACTTAAAAAAAATCATTTGTTATTTATTGAACTGTATTTTCCACGTTACTCACAAAAATCAATATCAAACTTTCACAACCGACTTAAATCAAAAATTCGTATGAATAAAACAATCTACATCGCCGGGAAAGTAACCGGACTACCCGCAGAACCAACCGCACTCAAATTCAAAGAAGCACAGGACGAACTCGAGTCAAAAGGCTTTGATGTCATAAACCCAATTGAACTCATAGATAACCCAAAAGAAGACTGGGACGTGGCAATGAACAAATGCCTTGAAGCTTTGGAGTTTTGCGACGCTATTTATATGCTGCCGTGCTACACGGACAGCAAAGGCGCAATGATAGAACATAGAAAGGCTACCAAGTTAGGAATACAAATTTACTACGAACTGGAAACAATTATTTAATGGAGCAACTAACCACCTACCGAGCCAAAGGAAAAGAAATAGGATTAATATTCCTGTTTAAATACGATTTAAACGGCAATTTAAAGCTATTTGAAATCTGTGAGGGACAATTGAATGACGGACAAATGAAATGGTTGTTTTCTGCCAATTTTCCTGCCAACGAAAGTATTATTCAAAGCGTCTGGATGAAACAAGAAAAATACACCAAAGTATTTATAATTGAAAAGTCAGTAGCGGATTTATCCTTTGATGCAGGATGGTTACTCTACAACCACAAGCTCGCAAAGCAAGACGCTGAAAAGTCATTTAAAAAGATGAATGAACCCGAGAAAATTAAATTTTTTCTCTCCCTTGCTCCATACGAACGCTATTTGAAATCAAGCGGAATTGCAAAGTGTCACATGGCCACCTATATCAATAAACGATATTACGAGAACGAATACCCTGAAGCGGTACAAACAAAGAATTTTAACCCAATGCTCGCAGATTTAGCAAAACGCAAAACCGATAGAAGAACTTAAAGAAAAAAGCATAAAGAATAAAAAATATTGATAACAATTGTTTTTAAGTTGAAATAATTTATACATTTGTCATGCAAAAATACTCAGTAAGGAGCAATCCTTTACAATTCTTTAATTAACAATAAGCGACAGCCTCGCCACGATGTCCCTGCGGAAACTACGGGAAATCTATCCTTACGGGTATTTTTGCACATCTAAAGCGAGGCTTTCGTGTATCTAATATTTTCGATTATGCAAAAAGAAAATGTAAGACCAGTTCAGTCTATAAATGAGCCAACCGAAGTGATGACTTTCAATTTTAGTGAAAGTAAATCCGAAATTAGAAATGTGTTTGTAAATGGTGAACCTCATTTTATAGGTTCTGATGTTGCTAAAGCATTGGGTTACAAAAGACCATCTGATACAATCAGGCAACAATGTAGGTATGCTGTAAAATATAGTATACCGCATCCACAATCTAAAGAGAAACAATTAGAAGTATTGGTAATTCCCGAAAGTGATGTGTATCGCCTGATAATGAGTTCTACTTTACCCAGTGCACAAAAATTCGAGCGTTGGGTAATGGAGGAAGTTTTGCCAAGCATTCGCAAAAAAGGATTTTACGGAACCACTAAAAAACCAACTGATTTCATTGACGCCCGTGACGTTCCTTACACGCAGGTTCTTTTCAATGAAACTCCCGTACGCACGATTACACTCAAAGAGATTCCTTATTATTCTCTCAACGATTATCACGCTGCCATCAAGTCCAGAACTGGAGCCAATCAAGCCGCCAAGAAATTAAACAAAGTACAGCCTTTGGCCGTTAAAATATGGTTGTTTGGCAACACGCATCCTGCGTGGTTCACTACTTTACAAGGACTTCAACTTATCGCCTCCGGTTCTCGTGTATTCAATTCGTCTAATCAATTAGTATTATCATTATGAGAGCTACTAAATACTTCCGCAATAGTACTGATATGGCCGTTTTTGCTCAAGCATTTTGCAAGGAGCATAAAGACCATTGGATGATAAGAACCACGCTACGTTGTGACCACATCATCAACGAAAACCGCAAAGCAATTGTATTGGTAAATAAAGAAACCGTTGTACAACGACTTATTACTTGTAGAACGTGCAATGTTCACGGCAATAGCCTAGAACTGCACGCAAGAGCCGCACTAAACGAAGTTGAACCACCAAAAGAAAACTAAGATGAGAGCACAAATAGGATTTAAAGTAACTGACAATAAATTGGCGGTTATTACTCCAGAGCAAGAAATGGAGAATAAATTTGGCAAACCTCAAGAGCTTACTTTTGAGGAGGTATTAGAACTGAAAGGATATGAGCAAGGGCTACAATTACTTAAAGATTATTTTTGTAAATACAGTTACCCGTTGCTCAATGGAGAGCAAAGAGATGCGTTCTTTATGGATAAATTACGTAAAACTAGAGAGCGCTTTTTTGAGCCTATATAAACATAATGAAAGAAAACCGCTCATATTGGGCGGTTTTTACTATTTTTAACAATAACTTAAACAATGAAATCATGAAAAAAGTATTAATATTAGTAGCCTTATTAATTGTATCTATCGTACAAGCTCAGGATTACGCCTATATAACTTCTTTGAATAAAATAGCTAACGATAAAGAAGCTATAAAAATAGCGGAAGAAATCGCCTCACTGCAAACTAAAAAAGTGCGATTGTTGAAAGCTCAAGAGTTTGCGGAAGAGCGCCAGTTATTAGTTAGATTCGTACCCGCAGAAATGACAAATGACCAATACGATGCATTAGATCAATATGAGCAAACCGAATTTTTAACCGTAACTTTTCGCATTGATTACGTTGGTGAAAATAAAGATTTAGAAATACAGGGTGTCAAAACCTATAAATTCAAACAGATAAAAGGAACTTACCTGCAAATATTCCCTGTTTGGAAAAAGTATTACCGACCAGAGGTGGAACTAGAGCCAACGCTCACAGATTACAAAAATCAAAAATTTATTGACTTCCCTAAAAAATTGGACTTTTATATTCAAGAAGACATGGATAGATGGATTTTATTAAATCAATCTAGATCATAAAATCAAAAACCCACTTATTAGTGGGTTTTTTTATGCTTATAAGTTTCAATTTTAAACTATAAAACATCGTTTGCTTATAATATGTAAGTTAATTATATTTGTAACATGGCAAGAGATATTGAACTTCAAAATCAAAAGAAACAAGAAATCGTAGCTTATTACAATAAGTTGAGTTCTGTTATGGAGTTTGGTGTGAAAAAATATACAATTGCCTATTGTACTGCTGCAGCTGCGCAAAAATTCTTTTTACGCCCAAAAACGATTGAGACTTATATTTATCGTTAAATTTGAATATCGCCGTATAAATTACTTTGATTCCCTACCGGCGGAACTTCCTCCCTAATTACTTCCATTTCCATTTGCTCAAACTTCAAGTTTTCATATAACACACTTGCAGAATCGTCTGTCATGATTAACTCATACCGTTGAACGTACAAAATACCCGCTCCGCCCGTTTCTACGGGGTTAAAACCAGTACGGCGCATATTGCTGTAGTAATTGCCAAAAGTGGCGTGAAAACATGCGTTTATCTTAGTCAGTAAATCAAGAAAATCAAGGGCCTTTTGTTGCTTCTTGCTTCCTTTTGCTGTATCAGCAAATGTTTCATAAAATAAATACACATCAACTTGCAAACGCAGTTCTTGTATTTTTTCTCCTTGGTCCTCTGCAGATAAAACTCGGTACCCAAAAAATACTGCAGGTGATTTAAACGGATGCTCATCCGCCATAAAGGAAACTTGCTCACTCCATAAATCGCTATGCTTTATTTCCGGTACATTATCGGTAACTCTAGTTTGGTGCTCTAGGTATAAATTTTTTAAATCTTTCATATTTAAATAGGGTTTAACTGGCTTTGAATCGTTGTACAATCATTTTTTTAAACTTGGCATCAATCAGATTATTGAAGTAAACGGACTCACCCATGAATTGTCTTTTTGGGATATTCACAGTAAAACGCGTTTTCTTTGTCAAAGCCATTCCTTTGTATTTAGCCTGTCCGGTTTCTTTGTATTTGTACCAAAAAAACTTTCTCATTTTTGCCGTTACCGGAATGTTGATCGTGCCACCTTCATTGTGAATTTTTGCATATTTAGAATCTGAACTGGCAACCACACGTTTAGTGCTGCTACTTGATATTTTTACAGAATCCCGCAAAGCTCCAGTTTTAGTAAGTATTGCTCGGCCGCTATCGTTATCATTTTTCCGACCTTCCCACGGCACAATTGAACTGTCAAGGAAACCTTGTTTTTCAAAATTACCCATCACAAAGTTGATCATCTCAACTTCTGCAATAGTCTGGGCGTCAATAATTAATTGCTTGCCAATTTGTTGAAAATTTGGGATTTTGTCTAACATGTTGAATATTTATATATCTTTGTACTATAACATGAGGGCGCGGATCAGTAATGATGCAAGCCCTCTCCCTTTTTTACAGCATTGCCTCTAATGCTTTGTACTCTTTTTTTAGTATATTATCTCTCGTTAATTCCACGGCCTTACCATTTCGAATAAAGAAAACACGATCAATGTTTTTGCCTCTTGTAGCACTGAACTTATTACTCAATTGCTTTGTGATATCGGCTAGTTTTACTTTCTTCAGGTTATCTAAATTGAACACTACTGAATAGTGATTTTTACCAATACCCATTTGTGTTTTAGCCGCATCAAAACCATTTGTAATGCCTTTCACGGATTGGATGCTTTTTAAGTCTGAATTCAAACCATTGATTTCATATTCGGGGTTTTTACGGTCTTTTATAAACTCGCTGTGCGCTTTTATTTTGACACTAACACCCAATTCATCTACCAGTGTTTTTGCGTATTTATGATTGACTTCAATATCATAAGGATCTGCCCAGGTGGAAACTTCAAGCTTGGCTTTTTTATTAGTGTGTACTAAATTATAATCCGGTTCTGCGAGCTTCAAGTTCTCAAAGCTTGCCTTGATTTTCTTAGCATCGGCAGCAGGAAATATAAAGTAAGGATGTTCCTCTTCGTTAAATGTCATGTTGCTTTTGCCTACGTGTCCATGAAAGCCGGGCGTAGGTTCACCGGTTGCGGTTCCGGGTGTGGCCGGTTCATTTGTTTGAGTAACATAGCATCGACAACGCCACCCGTTTGGCGGGTACCATTTGTCCCAAAATGCATCATCGATAGGTTTAATTACATCGTGGAGCTGTCTATGCTCTTCACGAACTCGGTTGTCTTTTACCGTTTTGTATTTTAGGTTTGGATATAAAACTTTTTGATCGTTTATTTTTTGCCACTTCTCGGCCATTGCACCAGAACGATTTGCCGTTACAAACTCATTTTCGAGATATTGAACGTTGTACTCCTGGTTCACTTTTAAAGCTTCTTTTTTGAAGTCTGGAAACGATTTATTATTACCTAAAAAGTAATTTATTTTAGCAAGTTCCTGAAAGGTTTTCGCACCCGAAAAGCGATACAAGTTTTGCTTGAGCTGTAACTTGCTTTTGGCATTGGCAGTATAATCAACAAAGTTATCTCCGTAACCGGTTTTCATGGATCCTTTCAGGTCCCCTAAAATGGTAGTCAATAAATCTCCGTTTAGATCTGATGGTTTTAATTTTCCATCATGCAATTGCTTGGCGATAGTCTCAATTAGTTTAGTATAATTAGTAAGTTCTACCGCCTCATAAACACCGTGGTCATGGTCGCATACGTGACCATAAAATGCTACAGTCTCGTTCTGTAAAAAGCTACTGGCTGTAACTTTTGAGACTTTTTTTTTTGAGTTCTTTCAAGCGTTGCTAATTGAGTGTTTGGCTCTTGTTTTAATCCAATAATCGGAATGCCTGTTTTGTCAGTGATAAATTTAGTGTCCACCTCAAAACCTGCAGTAGATAGTTTACCCACCATTTCCACAATTTCTGCAGGTGTCATTTCTTTGGAATCGTCCCAATCGAAAGTGTAGTTTTTTAGCACTCCATAAACCGGGCTAATCAATTGCAAACGCCAAAGCAACTCCGCATTGATTAAATCCTTAATATCGGTTTTGTCGGCATCATGACGGTCATCAGACACATCCTGCATTACTTTCAAACTGCCATACGTTCCTTTGGCATTGGCATCGGTGGTACCATCTTGACCAAGTATTCTTTTGGTCATTTCAGAGTTCATGCGATCAATTAACTTATCGAATATCTCGTAAGAACTGGCACCAGAGGAATTCATTACCTCAATTTTCTCATTGCCTTTCAATACTGCCCAATGGTTACTTACCATATTAGCCATCATGTCTGCCAATTCATTCTCACGGCTTTCGCTATAACTGTCCGTTGTTACCCAACGTGGTGGAATGCCGTATTTCTCCACAAATTCTGCCCATGAAGCTTTGGCAAACTTCTTGGTCAAAGCATCGGGAGCAACATCTTTCAGTATTCCTAAATCCTTGTTTTTACCAATTTGGATATAATACGGTTTCAAAGGATCCTCTTTGTAAGAGTAGCCGGTTTCGTCACCGTTTTCTTTTACAATTAATCCTTTAAGCGGTAATATGTTTTCTTGCTCAATAGCATTTACATTATCAAGTCCCATTGTTTCCGGATTCAAGTCCCAAAGCTCCACAACCGTTGTACCTCTAAACTTAGCCATGATAGCATGGTAAATAAAAGAGTTAAACCACGGTTGCTCAAACAATTTACTAATTTCTGCATCGGATTTCCCTGAGGCATCAACGAGCTTAAACTTAGATTGCTTTATTTTCAAAACACGGCTTTCAATCACTGACGCCAAATGACTGTCTAATAAAATGCTGTCGCAAAGCTCAATGTAGGGCTTGCGATTCGCATTTTCGGCCAGTTGTGCCAAGGTCAAAGCATCCTTCCATTTCTTGATGGTTTGCACGCTTAGCGACTTGCTTTTTGGTAAGATGATATTGGATGGTCTGTTTTCGTAGGTTTTACCCACTTTTGCTCCTTGTGCCATAAATTATAAATAAAGGTCTTCGTTTTTACTATTGCCCCAAAGGACTTGTTTGCGCTCCACGGCTTTCAATGGAAGCTCCGGGCTTTCTATTCCATCCCTAACATCATTGAGCCATTTAATCGCCCAATTGTAGTTGTCTTTAAAATCCGTTGGAATCTTTCGAGCGGCGTTTCTTTTCACTACAAAATAATTAACCAAAGCGGTTAACACCTGTTTAACTATGGGTTTGTCCTCATAATCAGATTCAGAAAATACCACGGCAGTATCAAACCGGCTTCGCAGTTTACTTTTAATAAAAGCAATTTGTTGTAGCTCAATATTGTCCAGTGCGACCAAATCCTCCTGAACACTATCATCAATGTAGTTTTCAAAAAGTTGTGTTTTTAAGTCGTCTTCAGTTAAAAAAGATAGTGCCATTAATATACGTGTTTGCGTTCAACTCTTCCTGCCATTGGTCTACCCGGTGGCTTAGGTGGAATCCATTTTGATAAAAAAGTTATACATTGTTCGTCTGCATCCGGTGCATCATCGTGACCAGTGTAACCGGGTTCTATACCTAACAATAGCGCATTACCAACTATCGTATCGTTATGCGATTTCATTTTTTCATTATACCAAACCCTGTTATTTTGGTAGAAACTATACATGGAAATGATTCGAGCTTCTTTTTTTCCTTTCGGAATATTTACTTGAGTTAATCTTAAATCAATGCTTTTTTCCTCCTCTACTTTTTCAATTTCCTCCTTAACAGCATCATTCCAAAACTGGGACTCAAATCGCCAAAGTATTTTTGTGCCCTCTGGCAGCCATTTTTGATAATCTGCCATAAACTCAACAGCGGGCTTCATTTTTGATTTTTTCACATAACTCGTGATGTAGTAAAACTGTTTTTCTTTTAACCCCCAAATACGAACCGCATTATAATCGGCTTTTGGTTTGCCGGAATAGGCAATATCCCAATGCCCTACAATACATTCAAAGTGATCTATTCTGGGTAAAGCAGTCCATTGTATATCATCATTTGCCCAATATTTCCCCTCTGTATGTGGCTCCTGATTGTACTCCGATTGAGCCGCTAATATGTCATCGTCCTCAATTTCCTTATAGTAGTTCTTATCATACTTTTGATGCCAACGTGGTCTATGTGTAACGGAGTCGTACGCCTTGACATGATGAACCCGCCATTTTGGGTGCCTTTCTTGTAGCTTCTTTTGAATCATTATAGGTGCAAATGCATTATTTGCCTGCATAAATCTTCTTGTTTCACCATCCATAGTAGGAATCAATGAGCGCTCAATCCAAGTTACAAGTGTGTCCTGATTCTTTTCGTTACTGATGGTTTCCTTACTTTCAATATCATCCACACAAATGTAGTTTGGACGCAAAGGACCAACTCTTAAACCCCTACAGTTTTGCCCAATTCCTAAAGCTTGACCAATGAATTTACCATCTTTAGTTTGCCATAATTTTTCATCCCAACCTCCAAACTTTTTTTGCTCTCCAAAATCGGCAATGATTTGAGTATTATTTTCAAATTCAAGCCTTAAATCTTCCAGTAATTGAGTGGCTTTACTTGCGTTGGTTCCAATGATAACCATGTACACCTTTTCATCATTTAGCCAAAGCCAAAACGGCAATAAGGTATTGCACACAACGGACTTAGCCAACCCACGACCCCATTCACAAAAGCCTCGAAAGTTTTTATCTTTCTTAACCCATTTTGCGTATTCTATATGGAAATCGGGAGTTTCAAACGTAGCATAATGCGGAAAGTACCTTTGAACCATAAAAGGAAAATCTTTCTTTGCCCTTTCTATAGCGGCTTTTCTTTCCTCTTTTGATTCGTTTGGATTTCCTTTACCGTCAGATGCACGAATGAGTTTTATCTTCGCGAGTATCCTTTCCTTAGCTATTTTGTCAGCTACTTTCATTAGTCTGCGTCTAGAACTTTGTTTTCGACCGTGTGATTTATTTTGTTTGTATTAAAGTCATAAAAAAGACCCGTTATCACTTTTACGCGATACCGTTTTCCGTACAATTTTTTTTCTTTAATGATTTGCCCTATGTGAAATCCACACCCTTTTTTTAGAAGATGTGCACCAATTTGTAATTGCCATTCTTTGACTGAGGCTCTATTGAGCAATAAGTTTAATATGAGTTTAAACATAATTTAATTAGTATTTAAGGGCTAGTTCGTTTGTATGATTTTCAAAAAATTCTAGTAACACCAAATGATGTTTTGGTTCAATTTTAGCAATCATGTCGCTCATAATTAAATCCATTACATTGATATAAGTGTTGTACGGAATCCGGTGTTCTTTTTCAAAGCCGTCTTTGGTTTTGTTGAGTTTGGCAATAGCATCTACAAGCTTTGTTTTCTGGTCCTGTTTAGCTTCGGGATCGTTTTCCATTTCGACCAACTTCTCAGCATACGCATCAATCAGGTTATTGATATTCAACAAACCATTTTGAGCAGAACCCAGTAACGCATTCCTGCGTTCTTTCCACTTGAATTTCTCAACCCAATCGCCTACGGTTTTTTCACTGACTCCAACTAATTGGGCAATGTCCTTGGCAGTTCTTTTGCCCTTGATGTATAAATCCTCTGCGAGCTTTTGCTCTCTAATTTTTGCCATTGATGCTCTGATTATCTCACAAAATTGCATAATCATTAGGTAATCAACGGCGGTCAATTTCTAATATCGGGAATGCGCTCCTAGTCAACAGGAGTACACTCCTTATGATAGAATTATGATTTTTTTACCCTCTCTTTTTACCCAAATTTTGTCATCTCAATAATTCATTTATCCACATGAAAACAGTAATAATCTAAATGACGAACACATGTAAACATATATGCATTGTAGGTTCTGGTGGAGCCGGTGTAACTGCTGCGGCTTTTGCTGCAATAGCACACGACTATCCTCTTGTTATAACTGCTGAGGCAAAAGAAAACAAAGCCTATTTGAGTATTACAGGCGTAATCTATGAGTGGAATAATTCTGCTGAAGCAATCACCAGGAGAATAGATGAGTTTCTAGCGGAAGGAATTCAAGATGTACACGTTTATTTGAATGGTCCGGGTGGTGATGTTTTTCAAGCTGCCGAAATAGAAAACCAAATCCAAAGGTTTCCGGGTTCTAAAACAGGAACAGCGGGAGCACTTCTAGCATCTGCCTACACTAAAATTGCAATTTCATTAGACAGTTGCGAGCAAGCCGAAAACGGACAATTCATGTACCATAAGCCGTCTGGAAGATTAAGCGGCAATGAGGACGCAATTGCATCCGGTTTAAAGTTGCTTCAAAATATGTCTATTCAGTACAAAGAGGCCTACGCCGCTAAAACGGGAATTACAGCTGAAGTAATTGAAGCCAATTGGAAAACAGGTGATGTTTGGCTTTCCGCCAAAGAAGCCGTAGCGCAAAAGTTTATTACCGGCATTACTAAAAATGCTGCGATTACTAAAGAGACCAAAGCTTTGTTCAAAGCGTGCGGTTCTCCTAATATTCCAAGAATTACAAATCACACAAAACCTTTAAAAATTATGGATCAAAAAATCCTTGCTCTATCCTTAGGGCTTCCAGAGGACGCCTCTGAAGAAACAATCAAAGCAACGATTAAAGCAAATCGTGACGCAGCTGCGGAAGTGGTTGCCTTGAAAGCCGAAAAGGCAAACAAAGAAGGAATTGAAGCTAATGCCAAAATCGAAACTTTGATCAATGGCGCTATTACAGCTAAAAAAGTAAATGCCACGCAAGGCGAAAGCTTGAAAACATGGGCTAAGACTGACTTTTCAGGATGCGAAAGCTACATCAACGGGTTAACGGCTCTTGGTAAAGTATCAGCAGCTATTGTTCCGGGTTCTGATGGAAAAATAAAAGCTTTTGCGGACATGAGTGAAGCCGAACAACAAAGCTTATCAGCGGAAGATCCTGAGGCATTCAAAGCGGCTTATGTAGCCTCATTGGAAAAGTAAAAAAGAAAAAAATATAGACATACAAAATCAAGCTAAAGAGCCATGAGCATTAGCTTGATTTTTTTAAAAGTTAGTAAAACCCAATAATTAGAAACATGAAAAACAAATTTGGAATAATCTTCGGATTAGTATTAATGGTGGTAGCAGTAGCCACAGGCTTTGCAAAAGAGCACCCAAAAGGAGTTGCAATGGCAGCCGTAACCATCGTTGATGGTGATTTATTAAATGAATTGAACGAAAAGTTCATTTTGACAAAGTTCAGAAGTTTAGGCACGTGGTTGTCTGAAGTAACAAGTAAGGACAGCTGGGTTGGTAATAACGCCATCAAAATTCCAAAACGTAAAGGCGATAGCGCACCGATAGTATTGATCAACAATACTGTATATCCAATGGTGTCTAGCGGAAGAGACGATGAGAAAGTTGTTGTTTCCCTTAATAAATATTCTACCGAAAACAGACACGTAACACAAGACGAGCTTTATGCTATTGCGTACGATAAAGAGGGGGATATTAATATGGAGTTGAAAGAAGAGCTTGAAATCAAAGTAACTGAACATGCTTTATATTCTATTTCCCCGGTTTCTAATTCCGCAAGTACTCCGGTTCTTGAAACTACAGGAGCCGCCGATGGAACCCGTAAGAGATTGTCTAAAGCAGATGTAATCAGGTTGAAAGCCGCATTAGATGCAGGTTCTGTGCCAAAAACAGGCCGTATCTGGGTAATGAGCTCCACACATGCTAATGACTTATTATTAGAAGATGCCGCCTTTGAAAAAGGGTACCATAACAGAGTAGATGGAACTATTTCCATTAACTACTATGGTTTCAAAATTTACGAAGAGGTTTATACACCAACATACCATGCCACCACAAAAGCAAAATTGGCTTTTGATAGTGTAACTGCAGGTAGAACATCCTCTATTATTTTCCACAAATCAAGCTGTGTAAAAGCAAAAGGAACGGTTGAACGTTTCGCCAGAGATAAAAAAGCGGATCCAGAAAACAGAAAATCTGTAGTAGGATATGACTTGTACTTTGGATGTTTTGCAATCCAAGACCAAGGTTTAGCGGCAATCATTGATGGTGTAGTAGCATAAACTAATAATCCCCGTTTCGGCGGGGATATTAATACAAAAGTCCAATGAGGAATATAAAGTATATAGCCGTGCATTGCACCGCCACAGCCCAAACGGCAACTGTTGAAAATATTCAAAAATATTGGCGTGAACATCTTGGATGGCAAATGCCCGGCTACCACTTTATAATTAAAGCCAATGGAGAAATAGCTCACTTATTAGATATTGAAAAAGTATCGAATGGTGTAAAAGGGTTCAACTCTGAAACAATTAATATCTCTTATATAGGAGGTGTTGACTCTAAGAGCAATCCAAAAGACACTAGAACGCCTGAGCAAAAAGCAACTCTTTTAAAACTTTTAAGAGAGATGAAAACTAAATTTCCAAAAGCCATAATTCAAGGACATAGAGATTTTCCATATGTCGCTAAAGCCTGTCCGAGTTTTGATGCTAAAAACGAGTACAAAAATCTATAAGATGAAAAAAGCATTAATCTACTTTTCTATTTTTTCAATTCCGCTGTTGTCCATGACTTCCTGTAGTTCTAAAAAAGCAATCATTCAAAAAGAAATAACGAAAGATTCTATAGTGGAAACGGTACATGATACGGTTTTTTCAGTGGAGAAAGATAGCAGCTATTACAAAGCACTTTTAGAGTGCCAAAATGGTAATGTTGTCATTAAGAGAGTAACCGGAACAACCTCCGGACGCAAATTGAAACCTCCAAAAGTAGTTATCCAGGATAACATGTTACAAGTAGATTGTGAAGCGGAAGCCGAAAAACTTTTTGCCTTTTGGAAAAGTACTTTCATTAGGAACTACAAAGGAGTTACTGAGCCAGTTATTACGAATGAATTGACTTGGTCTCAAAAAATACAAATTTATATAGGGCGTACCGCTGTTGTATTGGTAGCTCTTTATCTCTTATTACTATTATTCAAATTCAAACAATTATAAAATGAATCCAGAAATAAAAAAAGCAGCTATTGCGGTATTTGAACAATACCCAACCGCAAAAGAGTTATTTATAACTCCTGATGAGCAAGCCTTCCTTAAGGAAGATAGAGCTCGTATGCACAATAAGGATTATCAAACGGTAAAACGTTCTGATGTTATTGAGGCACCAAAAGAAGGCTCTGCAGTTAAAAAAACCGCAGCTGAATTAATCGAGTTCATTCCAACGGTTGAAACTTTGGAAGAATTAGCCACCTTGGAAACTGGCGAAAAGAGAGCCACTGTTTTAGCAGCTATTGCCACTAGAAAAGAGGAGTTAACATCTAATCAAGACTAACGATGAGTTTTGACGGTGTAATAATAAACAAAGGACAAGGCGGATTAAACCGCACGGAAACGTCAACTGATGCTGTTATGGCATTGGTTTCGTTTGTCAATGATCCATTGACGAATGCGCCAAATGAAGTTATTGAGCTTACGAGCATTTTAGCTGCTGAAGCTTTGGGCTTTGATGCAGCGTATGATGCAAACGAAGCGATTTTACTTCACTATCATATTGCTGAATTTTTCAGGTTGGCACCAAACGGAACTTTGAAATTGATTGTAACTGAAATTGCCACGGCTAAAGCTTTCTTTGAAAGTGCGACCGCCAAAGCTTTGATTAGAGCTAACACGGATATTAAACGAATTGGATTTGTTTACAATGCCGATGGTGTTGCCTTAGATATGGCTGCTGAAATCAATGCGTGCCAATTATTTATAAACGAGTTGTTCCTGGACAAGATCTACTTAAACGGGATTTATCTTGAGGCAAGAAATGTTCCTAAAGATGCAATAAGCAGACGCACCCTTACTGCAGGGAAAGTAAGTTTAGTAATTGCTCAAGATCCTGCCATTGCATCACTTGATGCGGCCTATGCTCATTATGCTGCTGTCGGTTCTATTCTAGGAATGCGTGCCGCCAGAAAAGTAAATGAGAATTTAGGATCTGTTGATATCATCACAAAGCCAAACGAAAGAAAAGGCGAACAAACGTATCCATTAACGGATAGTTTGAGAGGCTTATGGCTTTCGGCAGCGTTGAGTGATGGGACACTGGTTTCTTCATTAACCAATGTGGAGAAAAATACATTGACAGCAAACGGGTATATCTATGCCGGAAGCTTTCAAGGCTTTGCAGGTGTTTACTTAAATGGTGAGCCTACTTGTATTGCAATCTCTTCAGACTATTCAACAGGTGAAAATAACGGGGTTTGGGACAAAGCAGCTCTAGGAATTAGAAACGCTCTTTTACCAAAGGTCCGTGGTTGGTTCCAACGTAACCCTACAACTGGAAAGTTGAAGGATACCGCAATTACTGATTTAGAAAACATTGGTAAAAAACCATTACAGGCTATGCTTGTGGCGGCAGAAATAAGCGGATTTGATTTGGTAATTCCTGCGGGACAAAACCCAAACGATCAAACGCCTTTATTGGTTAAAACGACGGTAACTCTAGGAGCAATCATTCACACTTTCGAGGTTGATTTATCATTAAACTAAAAAGATGGCAAAAGTAGTAACATTAATAAACGCCTTTGGGCGTATGGCTGGGTGGAACTCAGTAACCTTAAACCTTTTCGGAAGAGATGTAGAAGGAATAGCCGAAGTATCGTATGACGATACCATTGATAAAGAACTAATCTATGGAGCCGGTAAAATGCCGATAGGTGTTGGTGAAGGAGATTATAAGGCCAAGTTTGGTTTAAAACTCTACCAAGAAGAGGTTATCGCGATCATGGATTCGCTTCCTCCGGGAGTGCGTTTACAGGATATTATCGGTACGGATGTTATTGTACAGTACACGTATAACACTCGTATTTACAAGGACATTATTCGCAATGTAGAATTTACCAAAGTAGGTAAAGCAGTGAAAAAAGGAGATAAAACAGTGGAGCAAACTGTTGAATGTATTTGTACACACATAGACTGGAACGTATAAAATGGAAAGTAAAACTGCAGAACAAATCGAAACCATTGTAGATCCAATAGGATACTTAAATGATACCGAATTAAACGCTTTGAAAGCGCAAAAAGGTACGAAATACATTCATGAAGTTATCACCGTCGATGACGATGAGGAAACTCACGCTACTTATTTTTTGAAACCAAATCTTGATCAACTGCAAATGTTAGCGGATTACGCTAAGAGAAGCGAAGAAATGGACGGTTTAAAAATACTTTTCAATACGTGTAGAGTTGGCGGTTCTGAAGCTGTACTTACGGATGACGAAATGAAAGCATCAGCTTATAAAGCATTGGCACAACTTTTCAAAAGAAGGGAAGCCGTTGTAAAAAAGCGATAGAGGATGAGAAAATTTCATCCGATGACGAACATGATTTTTACAAAAGAGGTAACGCTCTAATACGAAGTTATTTTAATAGAGAGCCCAAAAAGCTCTCTATTAAAAAATGGGCTCAACTCTACCAAGAGGCAATGTATTTGAAAACATTGGATGCCGAAATACAAACTAACATTTTAGGTAAAATATTTGGCGGTAAACCCGCTACTGAGGAATAATGGCAGATCAACAAACAAATTGGATATTAGAACTTGTCGATAAAATCACGGCTCCTGTAAAGGAGATAACCGGAGGCATTGATAAGCTAGAAGATGCAATTACTCACGTTGATGAAAAATTAGAGAAAGTTGGTAATGATAGTGCCAAAGCATTTGACAAATCCAATACCTCTTTAAAAATGTTAGCCTTTCAGGCAAGCTCGGAAGCGATTACCAATTTAGGACAACCGTTATTGGATGGCGCAAAAGGAGCTTACGCTTATGATGCTTCACTAAAGGAATTATCCGCTATTACTGGTGTTGTTGGGGATGATTTAGATTTAATAGGGAGCAACGCTAGACAAAGTGCAATTGATTTTGGTGGTGATGCTTCTGAAAGTGTAAAGAGCTACACATTACTGCTTTCTAAGTTAGCTCCAGAAATAGCAGAAAACCCAGCTGCTTTAGCCGCAATGGGAAAGAGCGTTTCCTTATTAAGTGAAACAATGCACGGAGATTTAGTGGGCGCAACAAATGCGGCATCTAGCGTGATGAATCAATTTGGTGTTGATTTGAGCGACCCTGCTGAGGCGGCAAAAACAATGGATTCAATGTTGAATCAAATAGCGGCTTCTGCAAAAGTAGGTAATCAGGAAGTTGTTGATGTCGCTCAAGCCATTGACAATGTAGGTGCGGTAGCTAAAAATGCAAACGTTAGCTTTTCAGAAACAAATGCCGCATTGCAAGTTCTTGGGAAATATGGCAAAACGGCTTCTGAAGGTGGTATCGCTTTAAGAAATGTTATGATGACATTAAGTGAAAAGGATTTTTTGCCGCCAGATATACAAAAAAACTTAAAAGCCGCCGGAGTTAGTGTTGATGTTTTGGCTGACAAAAGTTTGACTTTTGAGCAACGCCTAGCCGAATTAAAAAAAATCTCAGGAAATGATGCCCTTTTAGGTAAGATGTTCGGTAAAGAGAATACCGTAGCAATTGTAGGCTTACTAAATGAGATGGAGTTGATGCATAAATATAATGGTGTTATTGTTTCCGACCAAACAGCTCTTGCTGATATGGCCGCTACAATGGGTACCAGTTACCAGGAGTCGAAAGATAGAATTGTTTCTTACTTCGATGACATCAAGTTGAGTATTTACGGAGCAACGGGTGAAATGTTGCCTTTTATGGATATTGGTTTACAGGGCATAATGGGAGTTGTAGACTTGGCTCCTGGACTAATGGCAATGAAAGGATTGTACGACATGCTTAAAGCTTCAACCGTTATTCAAACTATTGCGCAATGGGATTTGAATTTAGCTATGGAGGCTAACCCGATTGGCGCCGTAGTTCTCGCGATTACTGCATTGGTGGCAATAGTTTCTGCAATTGTAATTTATTATGATGAATGGGGAGCGGCTGCCACTTTTATACTTGGTCCATTAGGATGGATTGTGAATTTGGTTATGTCCTTTGTGAAACATTGGGATAGTATAACCGAGGCATTTTCTAAAGGAGGAGTTTTGGCGGGGTTTAAGCGAATTGGAGCCGTAATTTTTGACGCAATACTTTATCCATTGCAACAAATGTTGGGATTGATTGAAAAAATAACCGGCTACAAAATAGCGGGTGGTTTTGATTCAAAATCAATAGGCGAAATGCGGCACAAACTTTCGCTTGACGAAAATGACCCAAAAAAGGCTAAAGAAAAAGAGAAGCCAATTAGTGCCGCAGAGCAAGAACGATTACGACTTTTAAAATTAAAAGAAGAAGGCGGAAAGTTTCCTCCAATTGTGCCAAGCTCTATTGGAGCGGATAAATCAGGAGGCGCAAGTTCAACTGGAGGTAAAATTATTACCATGACGTTGAATGTTTATAATACCTATAAAGTGGCAAAAGAAGATTTATCCAATTTTGAAAGAATAACCGAGCATGTTGTGGGTAGAATTAACGACACAATGAAAGATGCCTTAATAGCTGCAGGATCATGATAGAGTTTAATGTACCACCGTTAGCGGGTTTATTTTTAGATGCTTTTGGCGTTAAGGTAGGCGGTATTTATAGACCGGAGGCCTCAACCGGTAAAGCGGATGATCCTTCGGGTTTGTTTACCGGTATTGAGATTATTGAAGATATAAATGATGCCTATGAAATGAGCGCTCTTGGAACTCCGATATTATGGCCTATACTTTTTTCAAAAAGTGATTTAGCGAAAAAATATAATAATAAAGGAGAGCTAATTGATTTTAACAGTCAGGATTTCCGTTTGCCCATTGCCTCAATTATTTCGTTTAGACGGGACAAAATAATGAGTACCACTAAGATTAACGGGGGGCGTGGATCTGTTAAAGAAATTTACGGTTTTGATGATTGGCAAATTACGATTAACGGTTTTTTAATTCCTGATGCCTCACAGCCACAAGGATTAAAAAACCCTTTACAGCAGGAAAAAGAACTGATTAAATGGGATAATTGCGCCAGTAGAGTTGATGTTTTTGGAGAACTTTTTTCAGTCCGAGGGATTAAAAGCTTAACCATAAAAGGAATCAATTTTGAACCTCTGAGAGGTAAGCCAAACATCAGGGCCTACACCATTAACGCACTAAGTGATGAGCCAATAGAACTAAATATAAAAAGTAGTATATGACACTTGCAATGGTTTCAAAAATAGTATTTGCAGAAACGGATACTCATGGCGAAATCGTCATCAGAAAATGCAACTCGGTAAAAATTGAAACCTCGTGGGAATCGTTAACAGATACTGCTGTTATTGTTTTAGCAAGAAATGTAAAGGACTTTGACAAATTAAACGTCAAATCAATATTTAAAAAAGGGGATCCGGTTGAAATATATTTAGGCTATGACGAAAATCTACTTTTAGAATTCACGGGGTTTATTAGCGAGGTTTCGGCTGATATTCCGATTAAAATTAAGTGTGACGATTATATGTATTTGCTCAAGAAACATCCGGTTAACGTTTCGATGCGCAGCACTAAACTTGAGGACTTGATTAAATTGATTGTTCCTCCTGGTATCGAGTACGATGTGGCCGATATAAATATTGGTACAAAGCGCTTTCCAAATATGACAGCTGCTAAGGTTCTCGAAGATTTACAGAGCAATAATATCTATTCTTATTTTAAAGGAAAGAAGCTAATTGTTGGAAAGATTTATACCGATGATGCACCAGAACCGGTTACGTTTAACTTTTCTCAAAATGTGGTTGATAGTGCGCTGCAGTATAAAAACAAGGAGGATGTAATTATAAAAATTATCGCTACGTCCACCTTACCAAAAGGAAGAAAGTTGATAGCGGAGTTTGGCGATGATTTTGGGCAGGAGCAACATTTATCCTATTACAATATTACGCTTGAGGCGGAACTATTGAAACTGGCTAAAGCCGATTATGATAAGTTTAAAGTAGAGGGCTTTGACGGTAATATTACCGCTTTTGGCGTGCCAAGTGTAAGCCACGGAATGAAAGCCAAAATAATAAGTTACCAGTACCCGGATAGAAAGGGTATGTATTACATAAAAAAAGTTACAAAGGAATTTGACGATAGTCCAAAGTATAGACAAATCATTGATTTAGACAAAAAAGCAGAATGAGCGGTAAAAAGTTGACAGAGTTTAAAAACCTACTCACCGATAAAATGAAATCACATGTTCCTATTCAAACGGAATGGGTGAAAGTTTCGGAGGTAAATTGGGAAGAAAGAACAATGACTGCAATAGGCGAAAATAACGGTCTTGAATATTTTGATGTTTTACTCGGTTTAGGAGCTATGGATGTGAAACCTAAAAAAGGTTCGCTTGCACTGGTTGGAGCTATTCATAATGGTGAAGCTTGTTTTATGATTTCGTGTGAGGAAATGGAGGGTTTCGAGTTAACCGATCAATCAGGGTTTAAAGTGAGTTTAAACGATGGTTTATTACTGATTAATGGTAAAGAGTTCGGAGGTATTGTTAATGCAAAAGAGCTAAAAAAACAGGTAGATAAAAACACATTGATACTGGAGAAAATGCAAACAGCTTTTGCCAATTGGATACCAGTGCCAAATGACGGTGGTGCAAGTTTGAAAGGATTAGTGGCCTCATTTGTTTCACTGCAAAGAGCGGATTTATCAGATATTGAAAACACAACAATTAAGCATGGAAAAGGCTAACGACATATTATTAGATTCTAATAACGATCTGCAGGTTGTTGCCGGTGATTTTGTTATAGGCGAAAGCTTACTTCAAGAGGTTGGTATCATTTTACAAATGAGTCAAGGAGAGCTTAAAAGCGATCCTATTATTGGGGCTAATCTTACCACAATGGTAAGAGGAATTCAAAACAATGAAAAAATAAAACGACACATTGAGACGCAAATGGAACTGGACGACAAAAATTATGATGAGATAAAAGATTTTTTGAAAACAAATATTAGATAGTTATGGATCAATGGATAGTAGTCGTTAGTGCCTTAGTTACAATGGTTGGTGGTACGGGTTATTTCACTTTTATTTTTGCAAAAAGCAAATACAAACAGGAAGTTGAAAAACTGAGATTTGAAGCCCTACAGGCGCAAAAACTTGCTGAAACCACGGATATTGAAAACGGCTCAAAAGTAGTTGATTTATACAAAGAGGCTCTAGATGATTTAGGCATTCGCTATGAAGAGAAATACAAGCACGTTGAAGAGATGTCGAAAAACATTTCGGATCTGTTTGATGCCAAGGAAAAGACCTTACTGCAGGAAATTGAATACCATAAGAAACAAACGGCATTGTACAAAAAAATGTATGATGACAAAGTAAAGGAATTTACAAAATACAAAAAAGAGCACCCATGATTTACGCAATAGAGAATCAATCGGTTTTTGATGTCGCAGTTCAGGAAAGCGGGAGCGTTTTGGCCGCCTTTGATTGGGCTTTGAAAAATGGACTTTCATTGACGGATGATTTGGAACCAGGACAACAATTGATTTCTCCAAATTCGGATTTTTTCAATACTGATGTAGCGGGTTATTTCAAAGGTAAAAAACAGATGATAGCTACCGGATTTAATACTGCGGATGGACAGTCAATAATACCAACACTGGGAATAGGAACAATGCGAATAGGTACAACATTTATAGTAGGATAATGGCAAGAAAAATAGCGGAAATACAAGAGGAAATGTTTGACAGTATCAGTGCCAATGAAAATTTGGCTGGACTAACTTCAACTAGCAAAGTATCTATTTGGCGGCTTTTGATTTTTATTGTTGCTTTTTCTATTTGGGTATTAGAAAACCTTTTCGACACCCATAAAAAAGAAGTTGACGATATAATAGAGGCAAAAATGGCGCATCGAGCATCATGGTATAGGACTAAAGCGAAAGCGTTTCAGTACGGATTTTCTCTGATACCGGACACTGACAAATATGATAATACAGGGTACACGAATGAAGTAATAGAAGCTTCGAAAATAATTAAATATTCGGCAGTAACTTCTTCCGGAGGACAATTATTGATTAAGATAGCGACTGAGTTGGCGGGAGTTTTAGCCCCAATTTTGCCAGAACAAAAAGCGGCTTTTGATGCTTATATACTTGAAATTACTGATGAGGGAGTAAATTATATTGTTGCTAATCTTTTGCCCGATATACTATTATTAAATTATCAAATATACCGTAATCCACTCGTTTTAGATGCTACTGGGATGAGCATTTTAAACGGTAATTATCCTATACAGGATGCTATTAACGAGTATATGAAAGAATTGCCTTTTAATGGAGAATTGGCATTAGCTCACTTGACGGATAAACTCCAAAAAGCGGAAGGTGTCGTTATTCCGCACCTTGTAAATGCCGAGTCTAAGGCGATTGATATTAATACTAATGAGTATTTGGATGCCGAACCGATTAATGTAAAAACAGTCCCTGTGAGCGGTTATTTTATGGTCCCAAATTTTGACAATATAACGTATGTGGTATAAAATAGATTTTGACAAACTGATCCTTTTATTGCTTCCTACTTTTTTGAGAAAGCCGGTATTGTTTGGCTACATCAGAGCGCTGATTGCTCCTATTTCTTCGTTGCATTACAAATGGAGCGTAATGCGAAATGACAACTTAAAAAAGCTGTCATACAATAGCCAAAGGTGTTATTTAAGAGGTGCGCTGAATGATAAGTTTGATCCTGATTTACGCCGAATCACTCTTGAAAGAACATTGCGAATGGAGCAAAGCTATATTTATACGCCTGCTGAAAATATGGACGTGTACTTAGGGGTTATGTGGCTACAACCAGAATTTAATTATGCTAATTCTAATGTTGATTTTTTGGTCAATGTTCCAAGGGATATCATGAACGTCAAGTTAAATGAAATAGTGGCTACAGTAGACTTTTATGTCTTGGCCGGAAAACAATACCAAATCATATCGATATGAATAAATTAGAAGTAAACCAAGTAGGGGGCTTCCCGATGACCACTAGGATTTTAGATGAAATCCAGAAAGCACACGCCATATTTAATGCGCTTGGTGCCATCGTTGGTGATAATACTATTATATCAGGATGTACGGTTGTTGGCTCAACTGTTACTGATGGTGTAGTGTACGTAAATGGTGAAGTTTTTGAATTTCGTGGCGGGATTGCACAAACCAAAGTAAAAATAGTTGAAGCTGTTGAAAATTTGGTTTTTCAAAATAACAACTCAAATCCTGTTATCAAAACTAGATACGTAACTTTTGGAACAGGTGTTGATGCTATAAACTGGGTTGATTTTAAACGTGGATTTGCTACGAAAGATATTGCTGAAGCTTTAGCACTGAAAGGTGATAAAGCGGTTCTTGATGGCCTTTCAGACTTTGTGGCTTTGATGTATGCCAAACTTCTTACTGTTGACATGTACGCTGAAAAAAACGTTCAGCCTGATATGGCTCAAACTGATGATACCAAAGATGATTTTATAAAAAATAAGGGTAATTATTTAGAAGTTTTACGCTCGGGAACCTTAGCTATTGGGAACCCATCCGGCAGTAGCACTTTGACGGTAAATTTTCCGCCTTTGCTTAATACTAATTATCAAATTATACCAACATTGATTTCTTTAGGCGATGCCGGGAGTGACTCCTCGGTAAGTTATATCATTCGTGAAAAAGCTTTAGGCTCATTTAAAGTTTACGTTAGAGAGAGTGGAAATATTACACAAAATGTGGCACTAGACTGGACAATAATTGCAAAAAACCAATAAAAATGGCAGATAAAAACACAATTAAGAATTGGTTTAGAACGAATTTAAAACCTACACAAGAACAATTTTGGGCTACATGGGATTCTTATTTTCATAAGGATGAAAAGATACCTATTACCGCCATTGATGATATTGAAGCTATTTTGGCTGATAAAGCGGATGCGGAAGCGTTGACGAATCATAAGAATGACGCAGTTGCTCATGCTGAATTATTTTTAGGCAAAGAAGACAAAACCGAAAAAGGCGCTATTAATGGTTATGCACCTTTGAATGAGGTTGCTAAAATTGCTAGCCAATATCTGAGCATAGTCAATGATTTGATTACAGGCGGTGCAAATGATTTATTAGCTGCTGAGCAAGGTGTTGTTTTGCAAACGCAAATAGATGAGATTAATGTTCTTTTAGCTTCAAATGATGTTAACTTGGACAATGTTCAGGAACTAGTTGACGCGATTAAAACCGTGCAAACTTCGCTCGAAACTATCTTGGTAAATGACTTCACCACGGGCGGAACCACGAAAGCGGCCACAGCTGAAACGGTGAAAATTTTGAAAGTATTAGTTGATGAAAAGCTTTCGGGTGCAAGCCTTAAAACTATAAACGGCATCAGCTTAATTGGACCTGGAGAAAACATTGTTATACCAGTTCGTTTAAAGGAGGTTGTTGTTCAAAATAAATCTCAACTGTTAGGAAATCTATCCAGTGATGTTCTTTACTTGATTGACGGTTCTTTTTCTCTTACCGCTGGAGAAACTATTGTAGTTCCGGTAGGAGGTTTAAATATAATGGGATACTCATTTGACGCCTCACGTATTGCGTCTTACGGTGTGGCAAATCATACTATTTTTACAAGTCCTGCCGGTGGTTCTGGAAATTTAATCATTCATAATATTGCTTTCAATGCTACCGGTACCGGTGCGAAAGTTTTTGATATTATTGATGTTGATGGCACCCATGCCGTAGAAATGGTTACGGTGAACTTTGAGGGGTGTAAATCTATAGGTAAACTTAAAAACTACCGACAAGGGACTGGTATTACAATTGGTTTTTATGGTTGTGCTGATGGATTAATGCTTTCAGGTACTTGGACTGGTTTTAAACTTACTAACACGAATTGTTTTGGGTTTGGTGCAACTGGAACTTTATTTAAAAAAGATGTTGACACCTATTTTTCTAATAGGTTGTATTTGGAGATAAACGCAGATTTTCAAACGGGTTGCAAGTTAGCAGATTTCGAAGCTTCTAATTTTTCATTAAATGAACTCTTTCAAATTAATGCATCGATTTTAAAGTATAACGGAACTATAAATGATGCCAATGCTACGGCTGTTATTCCTAACATTAAAGCCAATGATGTGAAATGCTTGTGGAGGTCAAACGTTGGTTTGCCCGATACCGCTTTGGAAAAATACGTTGAAAACTCAGCCGTTACCGGAGCGTATGTGATAAACTGGTTAGTAGACACTTATTACTTGACTTTAACGGGTAATACTACTTTTACGGAATCTAATCTTCCTGCATCTGGTAAAAATACAGAGGAGCTTAAAATTTACTTGGCGGGTAATTTCACGCCAACTTTTCCCGCTGCATGGGAGGTTAACAAAGTAGGTACGTTTAAAAAAGGTGAGATGAATCAAATTACACTGAAGTTCATCAAAACAGGAGTGTATTTTATGAAAATAGACAACTCATTGACGGTGTATCCAGCTCCAGATGTTTCAGGGGTTTTTCCTAATTCTATTTTACCTGATGCCACCAGTGCCCTTACTGTTTATGGTTCATTTTTTACTCCTGCAACAATAGTTTCAATTGCTTCCCATATGGTTAATTCTGTAACTTTTATTAATGATGGAGAGCTTCTTTTGAGTGTTACAGCTGCTAATTTAGAAGGTGATTTCGCTTTGACTATTAGTAACGGGACTACTGTTATTTATCAAAATAGAGTTTCTGTTTATTTGGGTGCTGTTTTCGTGCCTAAATTAGTTGACTGGACAGTTATTTATGGCACTCCTAATATAGAAACAGACGGCGCTGTAAAAATAACAGTTTTTGACAGTGAAGCTTTAACGCAATGGAGGACTAAGATAATTCCGAGTAACATTAATTGGTCAATTCGTTTTAATTATAGAATTTCACCTTTAGGAACTTCTAATTGGACGGACAGAAGGAGAAATATAGGATTGAAAAAAGTTTCAAATAATCAAAGTGTATTTGAATTTCAAATGCAATCAGAAGGCGCTTCAAGCAACACCGTAACAGGCAGTCCTGTTATTCACACTTTTGACATTAACAATGTAAGGACAGGGATTGGATTACCGAATAGTTTAGCTTCAACATCTTATTTAAAATGGGAGTCGTATAATATTGACATAAGGTATATATCAGGTGTTTTATATATATACGTTAACGGCTCATTAATGCAAACTTTGAATTATTTAATAGATTCACAAATGTATTTAGACGTTAGTGTTATTCGATTTAATATTGAAAATATAAAATTCATTGAATTAGCATAAAAACACAGTTGATAATGTGTAGTTCTCAGGAGGATGGGAAGTAAAAAATAATCCTCCAGTATTAAAAAAATCTCTGACCACTTTTTTAAACAAACGAGCCAACGGCTACTGGAGGACATTCTAATGTCTTTCGGTTGCTGTTGGCTTTTTTTTTGTTTTTCATTGTGGTCAGAGAAGACAAATGTAACTTAAATTTATAGATATGGCAAAGGAATTTTTATACAAACAGCAGTACGGTGTGATTGTGATTTGTGAAAACGAGGAGGAACAAAAAAAGGTTTTTGAAGAGCTCCAAAAAAAAGGAATGAAACTAAAAGTAGTAACAACGTGAAAATAATAATTGAAAATAGTACGAAAAACTTTGAAAGTTACCGTGCGCAAAGAGTGAAATCCCTTTTTAACGCAGAGGACGGCTCTAGCTTTAAAAAGGAGGTGAATATTGATATTGAGGATATGGATTGGGGTATTGGGCTAATCGTTGGAGCTTCCGGTTCCGGCAAGACCTCAATAGGTAAACAGTTTTTTGGTGAGAATAAAATGCACGACTTATATGCGGGTTGGGATTGCTCCAAGCCTATTGTAGATTGCATACTCCCGGACGGAGATTTCAATACGGCCACCGGAGCTTTGGCGGCCGTTGGTCTTGGTGACGTTCCTAGTTGGCTACGGCCTTTTAATGCACTTTCGAACGGTCAACAGTTTAGAGCGGGGCTTGCAAGATTAGTAACCGAGGCACCGGATGAGGCCGTTGTTGATGAATTTACCAGTGTAGTGGATAGGCAAATTGCCAAGATTGGAGCTTTGGCTTTCGCTAAGAACTGGAAAAGAAATAAGGGTAAGAAAGTAGTTTTGTTATCGTGCCACTATGATATTATTGAATGGTTGCAACCGGACTGGGTATATGATGTAAATACCAAAGTATTAAAAAAAAAATTGAAATCGGGAAACGCCCAGACATCAAGCTTGAAGTTTGGAAGGTCAACGGAACTTACTGGAAGCTGTTTAAAGAGCATTATTATTTAGATCTCGCACACCCACCCGCAGCGGAGTATTTTGTGGGAGTTGTTGACGGTGAACTTGTGGCTCATCTTGCCGTTTGCCCTTTGTTTACTGCTAATGCATACCGAGCCACACGCTTAGTTGTTATGCCGGAGTGGCAAGGAGCCGGAGTAGGAACCGCATTTTTAAATGAGGTGATGCAATACCACCTTGAAGGTAATGGACGATGCCAACGAAAGTATCACACGTTCTTTCATACTTCGCACCCGCAATTGTGCGGTTACCTTAGAAACGCTGATGTTTGGAAACAAACAAACGCCATTCTTTACGGTGCGAATAAGTCAAGGAGTAACGCCAGTATTCTGAAGACTGGCAAAAAAGGAACAATTACCGGCTGTGGCTATGGCGGCCACTTTAGAGCCGTACAAAGTTTTAAATATTTAGGAAAATGAAAAAATTAAGAGTTTTTATAAGTGGTCAGAAGTATTTCGGCCAAGAAGTATTCAGGCTTTGCAATGAGCTGCCATTTGTTGAGATTGTAGGCGTATGCACTCCGCTAGATGATAAGTGTATGACTAAAATGGCGCACACGTTTAATGTTCCTATTGTTGCCGGTGGCACGCTCAGAGAGGACACGTTACCCGATAATGTTGATTTAGGTATAACAGCGCACTCATTTGATTATATTGGCGTAAAGACCCGATTTAAGACTAAGTTTGGTTGGATAGGTTATCATCCAAGTTTGTTGCCTAGACATCGTGGGCGGTCTTCCATAGAGTGGGCGGTTCGTATGCGTGACGCAATAACCGGAGGCACGGTGTTTTGGCTCAACGCAGGCATTGACCGTGGCGATATTGCTTATCAGGACATTTGCTTTATTGATCCAAAGATGTACGGCATGGAGCCAAAAAAGGCGGCAAAACTGCTGTGGGAACATGAACTGCAAGCGATGGGACTAAAACTGTTAGAGCAAGCGCTCACGGATATCAATAGCGGTATTATTGTCAAGAGGCCACAGCGTAAAGAGTTTAGCACGTTTGAACCTAATGCGGACGTTAAGGATGTGTTTAAACCTGATTTGTTGATGCTAGAGCAATACAGCTCCGCAAGTAAAGAGAAAAGCCCCATTTAGGGGCTTTTTAAGTATTGTTTAAATACTGATTAAATATTTTATATTTGTAACGAAACTGCATGATTCATTTTGGATTTATGCATGTTTCATTTTTTCGATTATAGCTGCATCTGGATTTTTAGTGTTTTGTCCAAAAAATAATGTTGTAATAAATAATATAGAAAAGGTTAGGAGCTGTTTCATTTTGATGACGTAAATTCATTAAGATGAACTAAATATACAAAAAATCCTGAATTCTCGTTCAGGATTTTATAATTTAATATAGTAGAGGATATAAATCTTTACTACTTATGATTTTTTATTCTTTCCGAAATTAAATTTCACTTTCTCCACTATTTGGACTTTTGAATTTCCTTTTGGATACTGTTTTTTAGAAGTGTTTTTTGTAGCAGGTCTTGATTTTGAAGGTGCTTCATCACCTCTTGATTTTTCTTCGTCTCTTGGTTTTGCCTTAAACTCGGGTCTATCTTTAGCTCCTTCTTTTGCAGGAATTTGAGCTTTGTGCTTGGCTAAAACATCATTTGGGTTTTTTGGATTTTCTTTGGTTCCACGCAAGTGAATAACCAATGCATTTAGAAAATTACGCAACACCTGATCACCACATTCTATGTAATTTTCATGTTTTTCATCGCGAAAAAATGCACCCAATTCGGATTTAGTGATTCTAAAATCTACCAATTCCAATATTTCAACTATTTGATCGTCACGCAGCATTAAAGCGACGCGAAGTTTTTTAAAGATATCGTTGTTTGTCATCAT